GAAATCAACTGGGAGTCAGTAAACGAGCTTACGCATTATCAAGAGCACCAAGAGTTCTTGTTGAAACTGCTTACAAACAAGGATAGTTTCATTCGTAAGAAGATTATTGATCAGAACTTGAGCTACTTGAACAACAGACTTACTTCTTATCTTTCTAGACTTGGCCTTCCGCACCAAGTAGCATTCCAAAATGACCTAAGCGTTGAGATTACCCAGCTTGGTCAAGACCTTGACTTTGACAATTTGAGTCGAGGCGAGCGTAACAGACTTATCCTCGGACTTAGTTTTGCGTTCCGTGACGTATGGGAAAACCTATATCAGAACATTAACCTACTGTTCATTGACGAACTGATTGACAGTGGCATGGATTCTGCTGGTGTTGAGCACGCACTTGGTGTTATCAAGCATATGGGTCGCGAAGGTCGCAAGAATGTTTTCCTTATCTCGCACAAAGAAGAGCTAGTAGGAAGAGTGAATCATGTACTTAGAGTAATTAAAGAATCAGGTTTTACTTCTTACGCAACAGACTTGGATGTAGTTGACTAATGAGTGACGACGAAAACAACTTCGATGACGAAAGCACTCACGAAAAGCTCGTCGAAGAATACTTAAGATATTATCAGGCACACACAGATTTTAATAAAAGGCACAGCGTGAGAACGCACTTGGCAGGCAGAAGGCACTTACGAAACATAATCAAACTGGCACGCAAAAGGCAAAAAGAAATACAAACTGAATTTTATCAAAAACGAAAAACAAAACCCAAGAATAAAGGCACCAGCTAAGTCCTAGCATACATACAGTATGGAGTGGACTTACCAAGGCAAAAAAGTTGATACTCTACCAGTTGAGTGTGAAGGTTTTGTTTACCTAATCACTAATACATTAAATGGTAGAAAGTATATAGGCAAGAAAAACGCTAAGGCAACAAAAACAAGGCCACCACTTAAAGGTAAGAAAAGAAAAAGGCGCACTACAGTAGAAAGTGAATGGAGAGACTATTGGGGATCTTCGGACAATCTGCTTAGAGACATTGAAGATATAGGCAAGGAAAAGTTTACAAGAGAGATACTACACATATGCCCAAGTAGAGGCATAGCAAGTTATCTTGAAGCACGTGAGCAATTCGAAAGGCGAGTTTTAGAATCAGACGACTATTACAATGGTATTATTAATGTACGCATTGGTGGTTCTAAAATATTAAAGGAGTACTTAGGCAATGAAAATGGTAAAACTAAACTTTAGGCAACTATACAGCACATAAGGTTGGCGGGCCGGAAATAAAAGAGCCGCTGTGGAAAAGCTAGGGATAGAGACCTAGACACGTAACATATTGAGCCAACGCCCAGAGGCGGTAAGTTGATATAGGTCAATGCTGTTGATCACAAACACACTATGTTCATAAAAACTGTACACGTAGGAACGAGAGTACAGGTAACGTAACACTGTTACGTGATGTCGACGTAGGTAAGGGAAAGGTCAGAGCCCGTTGAACGTGTGTATAAATTTTAAACACCTATTTCCATGTCACGGGTGGTGATACTCACAGAAAAACAAAATTTTTCTTTATGACGGAACCCTAAACAGGTTCCGTCTGAGCAGATTAATCTACAGAAATATCTCTTCTAGTAACTGTTAAAAAAAGTACTTAACACTTAACTACTCTTAGAAACTCTAGTACTTACGAAGTAAGATGTTGAGTTTGTTTGCGATAGCGATAGCTGAGCAAGACAAACGATAACATGGATCAACGAAGTTGAGACATAAATACATTAAATAGGTATTTAAGGAATACTCATGAGAAAATCTGATTTTGTAAGCATCGGTAGTGAAATTAAAACTAACACTAAGTTAACAGCTCGAGATGACTTTGACAATTTATATGTAACTGAAGACGACGATCCGAATTTCTTTGGTTTTGGCCTCGAAGATGAAGACGGCGAAGAAGAAAAACCAAAAAAGAAAAAGAAGAAGAAGAAACCCAAAGCCGGTTCGTCAAGAGTTACTGCGCCTGCTGATACACCTAAAGTACAGCCAGCACCAAGTGGTAGAACAAAACCAGCTACACCAGCAGTTAGTCCTAGCGATCGACCGGTTAGTAGCGGCAAACGTCCTGGACCTGCAGGACCTAAGCTAGGTTCTCCAACTGACGGACAAGTGGCTCGTCAACCTGCTGGACCTAAGCTAGGTTCTCCAGATAATAGCCAAGCAGCTCGTCAACCTGCCAGCCGTGTACCAAATCCAAATTACGACGGTAAACGTCCAAAGGCAGAAGGAGCAAAACTGGCTCAGAAACTAAACAGGCTTCCAATAATTGGCCCCATAATAGGCGTAGTTCTCGTTGGCGGCGACGCAGTTAGGATTCTGTCTGATTGGATTGCTTATACCCAAGGCGGCGCAGTGTTATCTTCGCAACCTCCTTATATTACTCCGTGCAAAAATCCAAACTACGACGGCTTTGATGATCCATTTGTTGATTACTATATTGATAACGAAGCTGCTATCTTTAAGCTTGACTACAAAGGCGTGGCAGGCGTGATGAGTCATAACGTAAAGGCCTTTACACCGAGATTAGCTGATTTCATTTACGGCGCTTTTCCAACATATGTAGCTGCCGCAGCTACGTCATCTTTACTCCTTCGAGGCATCGGATTAGCTATAGCTGCTTCGTCCCCTGTAGCAGGACCAGGTCTACCGGTGATGATCATTTCCGGCTTGATTAGTGCTGGTGTAGGCTGGTTAGCTTCTATAGTTATTACTCGACTACTAAAAAAATACGACCAATGGGGACCAGATGCTTCGAAACTAGTAGCTCAATTTATCATGGATCGAATTGTTATCGACGCTTGTTCTAACGCAGTGTACGAAGCAGCCCAAGGCGATGATCCTAGAGACGAAGAAGACACTAGCAGTGAGCAGTTTGCTAACATCGACGACTTTGCTGCTATGTCAGTTGACACCGTATTTAAAGATATCCTTAAAGATATTCAAGCAGAACTGCAGGACGATCCAGCTAAGATGTCAGAATTCAAACAGGCGTTTACTAAAGCAAAAGCAGACGCAAAACAACTGTTAGCAAAGGCATAAACCTATGAGACTCAGCGAATTAAACATTAGAGAAGACGACATCGACGATGCTATGAAGGACAAGCTCAATCGAATGGGCTTGCGTGTTGACTCGGATCAAAAACCTGCTGGCACTAATCCAAACAAAACCGATGCTGCTAAGTTAGGTAACACAGTTAACAAAGTAAGTAACGCCGGTAAAGCTTCAAAAGTTGAAAAAATTATTGGCCGAATACCGCTTGTTGGCGGACCATTTCGAATTGGTGTGTGGATGGGCGCTGCTCACTTTGCTCGCTGGGCTGCTGACTACTATAACTATGCTGTCGGATGGAACACAAGAAACGACGATACACCAAGTCCGTGTGAATTAGGTAAAAGCTATAAAGCATCTGAGGATCCATACCTTGATCCATTTATTCGAGATAAATCTGGCAATACGCTTGGGTCACAATTATCAAATAAAATGTTTGGTGCTTTACCTGGAGTAGTTGGAGCTATTGCTACACAACTGACTGTAGCAAGAACCGTAGCTAGTATGCTTAGAGCAATAGCACCAGCGGGCGGTCCTGTTGGTTTTATTATTACTCTTATTGCTACTGCTATAATAGGCTTCGGCGCTTATATGGTTAATAAATTATCGCAGAAATTTTCCGGTTGGGCACGACCATTTACTGACTTAGTAGCTAGTAACGTAATGATGGGACTTGGTGCTCCGTTCATGATTAATAGAATGTGCGACTTAGGAAATTTTCTTGGCATGCCTAACGAAAGTGTTGTACTCGAAAGCAATGCTATGTCTGCTCCTGAGAACCAAAAACGTCTTAACCAAATCGGAAAAGTATTTCAAGAAATTTTTAACGAAACTAAAGACGATTTGAAAGAAAATAATCCAAAAGCATACAAAAAGTTTATGAAACTAGTAAAGCGTGCCGAAAGAAAAACAGGCAACGATACTGTTACTACCGGCGGCGGTGGCGGCTATTAAATAAACGGCAGTCCGCTTTCTTTAGTTGTGTCAAGATTTTCATTAATGATGTCAGTCATTATCATTATGTCTTCTCGACTAAGCGTGTGCATAAGATCATGATATGACACAAAGCCACGCATGAACCAACCAGTTTTATAAAGATTATACTTGATTTCTTTAATCTCGTTTTCGTATTTTTCAATCAAATCTTCAATTTCAGAGTCCGAGAGAGGTATTAGCGTATTTCGAAAAAACTCGAGTAATCGCTATTGTAAGAGATTTTGTATTCGTTATTGCACAGAGTATTTTCATCGACTTCGCCTGCGCACCGAACTGTTTGAGCTGGGTATGTAATTAAATTAACAAACTTTGTTATTTCAGTAGCAAATGCTTTTGATATTTCGAGATCGTTTTCTTCGATAAATTTACGTATAGTTTCGTTATTTTGTTCAGTGTTTGTGCTGTTAGATACACTGTGTATATACTTAATAAGTGACTGATTAGTCATCTTAATAATTTCATCTGACAACATAGCTACTTGTTCAACTCGTTGGTCTTGCGACATTTCAGCAACTTGTAATTGGTAAAGTGTTTTTTGTTTTTGATAAAGAGCTATACCAAGATCTGACATTTGCTTGAATGTTATAGGACGAATATTAATAGTTAAGTCATTGTACTGAAAACTTGTCTCGTACGGTGCGTTGTCGACATATGCTAACACAGATTGAAGATTCACTTCAACAATGTTTGTTTCTCCGCACTTATTACAAATAGATGTAATATCTGTAGTATTGCCTATTGAAGCTATGCGTATAGCAGTTAAAAGGTATTCTAGATCAGTTTTAATTAGTTGCCACGGATCGTTAAGTACAGGTATACAACTTTTTAAAATGTTTACAACCGACTTACCTGAAAACAATGCGTCGGGAGTTTTAGTTATAATTTCATCAGCCGCAGACATAGCAAATACAGGTATTTGAACAAACTGATTATCTTCAAACACGCCGTCTTTATAAAATTTACCACTCGAAGGTAAGTCAATATAAAGCTTAGGTTGTCTTTTGTATTCGTCTAAAAAGCTCATAAATTATTCCACTAAATAAGTATAATGTATTTAACCTCAAAAGTTTAGGTAGTAAAAAAAATGGTAGACACAGTCACAATGTCCGTAGCGGACTTAACCGAGGCGCTCACTCAGGCGTTAGCTAATGCACAAGGCGGGACTGACGGTTTTGACAATCTTAATCAGGCTGCTAACGGTGCTGCTGGGTCATTAAATGAAGTAGGAAAATCAGGGTCTGGCCTTTTAAACTTCCTTCGAGCTGCTGATCGTGAAGCTATGAAAGCAGCGAGAATAGCGGACAATCGCCGAGGTGACTTTATGTTTAATTTAAATACCTTGATAGGCGATCAGGCTCAAAGTCTTCAGGTTCCCTTCCGACAAGCACAACAAAGTATGGTCGGTGCTGGCGAAATGGGACAAGCAGGCGTAATACTTAGAGATTTACAATCAGTTGGCGACACTGCTGCTAAACTTAATTTATCACAAGAAGAACTAGCAGATTTTGCTAAACAGTCAATTGACGATCTTCGTGCTACTGGCGTAATAGGCAACGAAGCCATAAATGACCTATTGAAAATTCGTAATCAAATTAACGAAGAAACTATGGGCGTTGAAACATTTAGGGCGTTAGGTATTGCTGTAAATGAAATTGTACAGTACTCATCGGACTTTGCTGGATTATACGGCCCAGCAATGCGAGGAAACTACGAGGGAATGAACGAAGCTCTTCAAGAAAATATTAGAAGACAGACTTTGCTAGCACAAACTACAGGCATGAGTGTCGACGAGCAGATGAAAGCAACTGAAGCAATTATGAATACACCGGGTGCGTTAGCTAGACAGATGGACTTAATTACTAATCCAAAGATGACACAAGCACTTGTTGGATTCAGTAATACTGTTGCTGCTATCGGAGCTAGTGACCTAGCTGAAGGCTTTATTAGCGGAGTAGGTCTGCCAACACCAGGTAACGAAATCGAAGCAGCGTTAAAGCCGATGACTACTGCTTTACTAGGACAAATTAACGAAGCTACTATTCGAGGTGACGAAGCAGCAGTTAAAAGGCTTTCGGCAGAATTACAAGTAGTGTATGCTCAAGAGTCGCAAGGAGTAATGCAAGAGTTAGGAAGATTTGCTCCGTACTTAGGATCTGAGTTTGGCTTTTTAAGAAAAGATCTTGAGAATCAACGAGCAACTATGCTAGGTGTAGCATCAAATCAAAATTTTGTTGGCGAGCAAATGTCCATGGCTCAGACACAAATTGAAGCTAGACTTAACGACGACGCACTTATGGCATTAGCTAGTCTTGAAAGAACTAATGCCGACTTGTCTACACAACTGCTAGAATTTATTAACAAATCATATGGCCCTGATGGCATAGTGACACGAACAGCCAACGGTGCTACTGTGATTACTGATGTAGTGGCAGATCTAACAAAGGCACTTAATGAAATGACCAGTGGTAACTTAGCAACGCTCAGAACTCAAGCTGCTGAAATTTCCGCCGAGACGGCTGTTGTAAATATAAAGGAAAGGATAGAAGCTGGCACTGCTACTGAAGAAGACAAGCAAATGCTCGAAAAACTTAACATTTTCCTTAGTCAGATAGAAAATTTATCTCAAGGTGGCGAAGTTTCTCAAGAATTTTTAAACATACAAAAAGAAATAAAACCTTTTCTTGATCGGATATCTGAAAAAAGACAAGAACAAACTCAGCAACAATACAACGCAGACTCTCCAGGAGTTACTAACCAAGGCGGCGGCCTTTTTACTAGTATTGGACAGATGATTAAAGCGCAGACTTGGGATAAATTGACGGGACAGGATAAAGCTGGCACTACACCAGCTGATGATCAGCAGTCTGCGTTAGTACCCTCGGTACTTGAAGAACAAAATAAAAAATTAGACACGGTGAACGCTCAACTAACTCAGCTTATTAGTGTTACCGGCACAGCTGGCGCTATGACCGCAAGAGCTATTGATAAGAACGCAACATTCCAAGGAATGGAACAAAGAATAACCTAGTGAAAAGTCGGCGGTGAGTCTTCGTCTTGTTCTATTTCAACATCGTCACTTAGCTCAAGATCAGAATCAAACGTAGTATCACCGTCTATTGTGTTTAGATACTCAGTGAGTGTTTGTTTATACTGTTTGTATGACTTAACAAAATTAGAAGCAGCGTCGCTAATCAAAAACACTTTTGCCTTGTCTAGCACTAGCTCTTTGTTTAGATTGACAGAAAACAACCAAGGCACAAGAGACACGTCACCGTCGACACTGTCGGACAAAGTCACAGGACGAATAACAGCAACAGTGTCATCGTCTTCTTTTAACACTTCTGCCAAAATTTCTTCACCTGAGTTTAATTTAAGCGTCTTTACAATCATTAGATTTACTTTCTTTTTAGTCTTAATTAGCTTTTGTATTGTTTTGGATCGGTGTTTTTACCGATCAAAAAACACTAGTATCCGAGTATGCTGCTTTGTATTTTACTTATACTATTTCTCATGAGTGTTACAATTAATATAAATATAACATCATAGCGAGAAAAAAACAACATGTCTTGGAACAAGTTTTATGTTTACCAATACGTAAGAGAAGACGGTTCGCCGTTTTATATTGGTAAAGGATCAAAAAATAGAATAAATGAGAGCCACGCTCCGTATGTAAGCGTCCCGGCACCTGAATTTAGAAAAGTTGTTAACGATAACTTAACAGAAGATGAAGCATATAAATTTGAAGTTTCTTTAATTAAGAAATACAAAAGAAAAATAGATGGCGGAATTTTAGAAAATAAAAAGATTTCTCGCGGTGGTTATGCAGGATGGAATCATTCAGACGAAACAAAGCAGAAAATTTCCGAAGCAAATTCTGGAAAAGTTAGAACAGAAAAACATAAAGAAAATTATAAAAAACCTAAGACTGCTGAACACGCAGAAAAAATTAGACAAGCAAACTTAGGAAGACCTAGAGACAATCGATACGAAAAAATAGGTCTAACTAAAAGTAAACAAAGATGGTTTAACAACGGAACAAAATCAATAATGGTTATTCCTGGGACAGAACCTAAAGGATTTATCCCAGGAAGAATAGGGTGGAGTAATAACAAATGAGTTGGCGTAAATATTTTCAACCATACGACGGACAAGTAAGTCCCATAAGCGGAGGCTCTGGCAACAGTAGCGCCGGACCAGCAAGTGCTAACTACAGCAGCTACCTTCCTGATGTCTATACTGGTTCCCCGAACCGTACTGAACGTTACGGACAGTACAACACCATGGACATGGATAGCGAAGTAAACGCTGCTCTTGATATCCTTGCTGAATTTTGTACACAACGAAATCATCAAGGTAACCACTTTGATTTTGATTTTGCTAAGCCAGCAACTAATGCTGAAATACAAATTTTAACACAGTATCTACGTCAATGGTGTAAGCTAAACCAGTTTGACACTCGTATGTTTAGAATCTTTAGAAATACTTTTAAATACGGCGATGAAATTTTTATTCGCGATCCTGAGACACAAAAACTCTTTCACGTAGACCCAGCTAACGTTTCTAGTATTATTGTAAACGAAAGCCGAGGTAAAGAGCCTGAAGAATATAGAATTAAAAATATCAACTTTAACTTTAAAGAAATGGTTGCTACTACTCCCCATCAGACAGGCGGTAATATCCAAAGCGCAGGCGGCACTGGTTACTTAACAGGCGGCACCCGCGGCGTAGTAGGAACACCAGCAGCACAAACAGGCAGTAGATTCTTTAAAGATCAAAACGAGCTTGGCGTTGACGCAGAACACGTATTACACCTAAGCCTTAGTGAAGGGTTGGATAACAACTATCCTTTTGGTAACGCACTACTTGAAACTGTATTCAAAGTATACAAGCAGAAAGAATTGCTCGAAGATGCGATTATTATCTATCGTGTACAGCGTGCGCCTGAAAGGCGAGTATTCTATGTTGACGTAGGTAATATGCCAAGTCACCTTGCTATGAGTTTTGTAGAGAGAGTGAAAACTGAAATACACCAACGTCGTATTCCAAGTGCCACAGGCGGCGGAGCAAACGTAATTGATTCCAGTTACAACCCACTTAGCATTAACGAGGACTACTTCTTTCCGCAAACAGCAGAAGGACGTGGTTCTAAAGTTGAAACACTGCCGGGCGGTACTAACCTTGGCGAGATTGACGACTTACGTTACTTTACTAACAAACTTGTACGTGGCTTGCGTATTCCGTCAAGCTACTTGCCAACTGGCGCAGACGACGGCGCTGCTAACTTCCAAGACGGTAGAGTAGGCACTGCTTACATTCAGGAGCTACGTTTTAATACCTACTGCGAGAGACTACAAGGCTTGCTTATTGACACCTTTAACAAAGAATTCAAGCGCTACTTGATTACCAAAGGCGTAAACATTGATACTGAGATGTTTGACTTATCCTTTGTTAAGCCGCAAAACTTTGCTAGCTACAGACAAGCAGAGCTTGACAACGCTAGAGTACCAACGTTCGGTCAAATGGCAGCGCTGCCTTACATATCAAACCGCTTTGCTCTTGAACGCTTCTTAGGATTGACCAAAGAAGAGATTGCTGAGAACGAACTGATGTGGCAAGAAGAAAACAACGCTGACGAAGAAAATCCAGCAATGGACGCTAGTGCCGAAATGAGAATGGGCGGAATTAGCAGTGCTGGCATGGGCGCAGACCTAGGCGGAATGGACGCAGAACTACCAGATGATGCTGCTATAGACCTAGCAGGCGAAGGTGATATGCCGGATACTACAACAGCACCGCCTGATGCCGGAGCGCAAGCCCCACCAACAGAATAACAATTTAGGACTAAATAATAGTATGTTGCTTAGAGAATTTTTTTACTTTGACGAAACTATGGAAGACAAAGAAGACGTGTCCTATGATATAGGAGACGACGCTTCTACTGTAAAAGCCGACGACACTCGGGTAACCCGTCTGCGTCTTAAAGACATCAGCAAGATTCGCAAAGCCAGTGAGTTCCATGATCAGCAAAAGCAATTAGAGCTTGGCAAGATCCAAGCTCAGTATAAAGCACCAGCCGAGGCCGGCGGTATCTAATTGTTATGACTCTTTCAAAAGAAGAGAAGCAGATAAAAAAGCAACAAAAGCGTGAAGCAAAACGCATTGCTCGAGAACAAAAAGAAAAACTTGAATACGTAGCTCCGACACCGAGCACTAGCGCCGGCACTGCTTTTGTCATAGGTAACGGCACTAGTCGCAGTACTATTGATATTGATAAATTACATAATCACGGCATAGTATTTGGCTGTAACGGATTATATAGACAGCATACACCTGATTATTTAATTGCTGTTGACGTTAAAATGATCCTTGAAATTAATCGAGAAGGATACAATGTTCATAATCAAGTATGGACAAATTATAACAAAGCTTATGAAAATTTAAAAAATTTAAACTATTTTAAGCCAAGTAAAGGTTGGAGTAGTGGACCTACTGCCTTACATATGTCAACAGAAAAAGGCTTTAAAGTTATCTATATTTTAGGATTTGATTATAAAGGTTTACAAGACGGACGAAGATTTAATAACATTTATTCTGATACTAGCAATTACAAAAAATCATCAGACGGCGCAACATACTACGGTAACTGGCTTAAACAAACTAAAACTGTAATTGAGCAAAATCCTACAGTACAATATGTAAGGGTAGTTGATCACGATACTTTTATGCCGCCGGAGTTGTCAAAATTGAATAATTTAAAAATAATGAAGAAGCAAGTGTTTATAGAGCTGTTTAACAACAAAATATAGCTTTGTAATAAGATTACTCTATCTTAGTATAAAATATACCAATAAATGCCATAAAACTATCGGTTTTTTAGTAATATACGTAAATAAAGAGACAGTTTACAATCATTCACAAATTAGATTCCTTTATTAGGTGAAGGTATCTTTTCTTGTTTGTAAATAAATTATGTATTAGAAAGGATATACAATGGAACGCAATAAGTTCGAAGAAATGCTTGAGCGTCTAGTTAACGAAGACACTCAAGGCGCAAAAGATCTTTTCCACGAGATCGTAGTAGAAAAGTCTAGAAACATTTACGAAAGCCTACTCGAAAATGACATGTACGACGAAGCAGACGACGATGCTGAAGACATGGACGAAGATTTTGATCTAGAAGAAGACTTTGATATTGAAGAAGACTTTGACCTAGAAGAAGGCGACGACGACATGGAAGGTCCAGAAATGGACATGGAAATGGATACAGACATGGACGATGGCGACATGGACATGGATGACATGGACGACGACATGGGCGACGAAGGCGAAGGCGAACTAGAAGATCGTGTTGATGATCTTGAAGGTATGCTTGATAGCTTAAAAGCTGAAATGGACGAACTTTTTGCTGATCAAGAAGGCAAAGACGACGACATGGAAGGTCCAGAAATGGACATGGAAGACGAAGACTTAGGCGGCGACGAGACTGACGATCTAGAATCTGACGTTGAAGCAGACGACGAAGACGACGTTGAAGAATCTTTTGATTTTAACGAAGCTGAAGACGAAGACGACGAGCCTAAGAACGAGTCCGAAATGATGTCGGCTTACCTTAAGAAGCTTGACGAGTACACACAAAAGACTGGCGGCGACACTTACAACAAGTTTGCTCCGGGCGGTGACAACGGCGACGGTAAGTCTCCAGTAGCTGGTAACGGCAAGTCTCCAGAACTTAAAAGCGGTAACGGCGCAGGCAACCTAAACCGAGGTGGTACTGCTGATACTAAAGGTACTGGTGGTAAAGTTAAAGGTGACCTAAAGTCTGGTAACGTAAACGTTCCGGGCGGCAAAGGTGCTAGCAAACTTAACAAGGTAGCAAAAGGTCACGGCGCTGAAAAGAAAAGCGGCAAAGCTGAAGGCGAAGGCACAGCAAAGCAGTTTTTAAAGCCAGCAAAGTAAAGGAATCGGGATGATCAACTTAAGAGAAAACCTAACATTTGACGAGGCCAAGATAGTTGTCGAGTCTACTAATGAAGGCAAGGATTTGTTCATGAAAGGAATTTTTATCGAAGGTGGCGTTAAGAACGCTAACCAACGTGTTTACCCTGTGAATGAAATTCAAAAAGCTGTCGCATCTATTAATGAACAGATCAAAGGCGGCTATTCGGTACTCGGTGAAGTTGATCATCCTGAAGGTCTTAACATCAACCTCGATCGTGTGTCACACATGATCGAAAACATGTGGTGTGAAGACGCAAAAGGGTTAGGCAAGTTGAAAATCTTGCCTACACCAATGGGCCACCTAGTTAAGACTATGCTCGAAAGCGGTGTTAAGTTGGGTGTTTCCAGCAGAGGTTCTGGTAACGTAAGTGAAGACGGTAGCGGTAACGTAAGTGATTTTGAAATCGTAACTGTTGACATTGTAGCACAACCAAGCGCTCCGAGTGCTTACCCAAGTGCTATTTACGAACACCTAATGAATACCAAAGGCGGATATAAGGCAATACAACTAGGCAAAGACGTCGTTCGCGACACAAAGGCACAAAAATATCTAAAAGAATCGTTGGTTAATATAATCAACGGTCTCCAATAACAGGAGAATAATATGTTGGATGCACTAAAAACATTATTTGAAGGTAATGTAATATCGGAAGAAATCCGTGCAGACATCGAAGAAGCGTGGGACAAAAAGCTTCACGAAAACAAGATGCAGGTAACTGCTGAGTTACGTGAAGAATTCGCACGCAAATACGAGCACGACAAGCAAACAATGGTTGAGTCCATTGATACTATGCTTGGTGAGTCGCTTGCTGAAGAAATTGCAGAATTCCAAGAAGATCGTAAGCAACTAGCGGAAGCTAAAGCAAAGTATGCTGTAGCTATGCGTGAAAATGCTGATAAGCTTGAAGGTTTTGTAATGGAGCAGCTAGGCACAGAAGTTTCTGAACTACATGAAGATCAAAAATCAGTAGCAGCTAAATTTGAAAAGTTAGAAGATTTTGTTATCGAAGCTCTTACTAAAGAGATTTCAGAATTTTACAGCGACAAGAAAGACTTAGCTGAAACTAAGGTTAAACTAATGCGTGAATCAAGAAACGCATTTAACGAAGTAAAGAAAGACTTCGTTAAGAACAGTGCGCAACTTGTTAACAAAGTTGTTAGTGAATCACTTAAGAGCGAACTATCGCAACTTAAAGAAGATATCACAATTGCACGTGAAAATGATTTTGGACGTAGATTGTTTGAATCCTACCAGCAAGAATATGTTGGAAGTCACTTAAACAAAAAGTCCGAAACAGCAAGACTCTTAAACGTTGTGTCCGAAAAAGACGCAAAGCTTAAAGAGGCGGCGAAGGCGGTTGCTGTTGCCAAACAGCTTTCAGAAAGCAAGAATACTGAAATCAAGCTACTGAAAGAGAGCATGGAACGTAAAGACAAGGTTGATGGTCTTCTAGCTCCACTTAACGTGAAGCAGAAAGAGATCATGAGCGATTTACTAGAAAGCGTTCAAACTAACAAGCTCGAGACAGCGTTTAACAAATACTTATCTGCGGTAATCGAAGGGGACACTCCTAAGCCTGCAGCTAGTAAAAAGGCACAAATTAACGAAGGCACAGAAATAACAGGCAACAAGATAATTAATAACAGTTCTACAGCAGAGGCGGAGGGCAACGTAGTTGACCTTAAGCGTCTTGCAGGCTTAAAATAAGGAGAGACCAAAAATGTCAGAACTACTAGAAGGACGTTGGAACGACACTAAAGTGGCGTTACTTGAAGGCCTAGCAGGCAACAAGAAGTCCGTAATGGAAGCAACTCTTGAAAATACTCGCAAGTATCTTTCAGAGAGTGCAACAGCTGGCGCTACATCTGCTGGTAACGTTGCAACCCTTAACCGTGTGATTCTTCCTGTAATCAGACGTGTTATGCCAACAGTAATTGCTAACGAACTAGTTGGTGTACAGCCAATGACTGGTCCAGTTGGTCAGATTCATACCCTACGTGTTCGCTACAGCGACACTGCTGGTACTGGCGCAGCCGGTGCGGTAGCTGGTGAAGAAGCACTTAGCCCGTTCAAAATTGCTGAAGCTTACTCCGGTAACGCTACTACTGCTAAAGCAGATAGCACAGCAGCACTTGAAGGTTCTGCTGGTAACCGTCTAAGCATTCAGATCTTGAAGCAGACTGTTGAAGCTAAGTCCCGCAAGCTATCCGCTCGCTGGACGTTCGAAGGTGCGCAAGACGCACAGTCGCAGCATGGCATCGACATTGAAGCAGAAATTATGGCTGCTTTGGCACAAGAGATTACAGCTGAAATCGACCAAGAAGTACTATCCAGCCTAGACACTCTAGCTGGCACAGCAGTTGAAACATACGACCAAGCAGCAGTATCTGGTACAGCTACTTTCGTTGGTGATGAGCACGCAGCACTTGCTGTTCAGATCAACAGAGCAAGCAACCTAATTGCTCAGCGTACACGTCGTGGCGCTGGTAACTGGGCAGTTGTAAGTCCACTAGCACTTACAATTCTTCAGTCCGCAACTACTTCTGCGTTCGCTCGTACAACTGAAGGTACTTTCGAAGCACCAACTAACACTAAGATGGTTGGTACTCTTAACAACGCTATGAAGGTTTACGTGAACACCTACGCATCCGACAGTGCAGCAGTACTAGTTGGTTACAAAGGTTCTAGCGAATCTGACGCAGCAGCGTTCTACTGTCCATACATTCCGCTAATGTCCAGCGGTGTAGTACTGGACCCAAGCACATTCGAGCCAGTAGTAAGCTTCCTAACCCGTTACGGTTATGTTGAACTTTCTAACACTGCTTCGTCCTTGGGTAACGCAGCAGACTACCTAGCTAAGGTTGCTATTACTAACGGTAACGTATCCTTTAGCTAAGTTTAGCTTAATACAAGAAAATAGGGCCTACGGGTCCTATTTTTTTGACTTTTTTTTGGTTGACAAAAACTTTAAGTATGTTATATTATATACATAAGGCAATAACGGCGGCCTTTCCTAACGTCGATACAGAATATGGAATGACTAAAACTATGACAAACACACAAAAAATGGCTCTTTACGTAGCATCCGCACTCTGGATGATCTGGGGCCTCGTTCATATCCTCGCTGGCGTGATGATCGTCTCGCTCTCTGGCGTTGACATGTTTACCGCCATCGGCGGCAAGGTGGATCCTTCAGAGCTGGCTGACAGCTACCACCCCCTCATTAATGCAATCCTCAACCAACACGGTTGGAACTTGGGCTTTGCTGGCTTGTGGACTGCGGTTGCCAGTGTCTTTATCTGGCGTGGCAATATGACAGCAATTTGGACAACGGCAGCAGTTGGCGGCTTTGTGGACATTGGTTACTTTGTGTTCATTGACTTGGGCGGCTTTGGTGTCTTCCTCCCCGGTGGACTGATGACCTACGTTAGCGCAACGGCAATCGTTCTGTCCGGTTGGGTATGGGTTTCTAACTCTCTAAAAACAAAGTAATTGGTTTAAAAGTACAAACTATTACATAATGTCTTGTACTTAGGTATACTAGTTTCGGCTAGTATACCTTTTCTTTTATGTTGATAAATACATTGTCTAAGACTTATGCTGTTACCCGCAGCGTATTGACCTAGAACGTCAACATAGGAGAAAACAAATGGGACGTCCAGTAAATAAAAGAAATTTCGGTGCAACAGGTGTAGATGCTACTCCTACTATTCCGATAAGATTCCACGATGGATCTAGCTTAATTGAAGGTAAGATTCTTTCGCAGCGTGGAACAAATAAGTTTAAGTGTTCAAACGACGGCGACTCAATCGAAAGAGTTTGTAGACTTACTTCTGACGGTTCTGCACCAAACGCTAACAACGAATGTCAGCTAGTAGGTATCGGCGCAGGCGGCGAAGCAATAGCAATCGCAAAGTTGTTTAACAGAACTGCTGTTGATTACAATAACAATCGTTACACTTGGACTGCTGAAGATGATTCAACAGAATCTATCCTAAGACTTACTGCAATTTAAGGAAAGTAAATGTCAAGAGTATTAAGAGTCACTGATGATAATTACAAGGTAATAGTTGATAATGGTTCAGCAGGAACTATTACTCTTGACACTACTGCTGACGAAAGTTCACTACAAGGCACAGTAGTAGTACGTGGTAACTTAGAAGTACAAGGAACAAGCACTACTATTGAATCAACTGTAGTTACTATTAATGATAATATTATCATTGTTAATGACGGTCAGACTGGTAACGGTATTAGTGCGTCATTAGATTACAAAGCCGGCTTAGAAGTTGACCGTGGTGATTACAATAATGCTAGAATTGTGTTCGATGATCAATTGGCATTTTATACTAACGGAGCAAGTGGTACAGGCAGTTGGAAGCTAGAAGACGCTAACGGTACTTTTCTTCCGTTAGGAACAAATAGCATACGGTCGGATAGCAAGTTAAACTTAACGCCAGTAAGCAGCATTGTAAGTGTCGAAGGCGTTACTAACTACGAAGAAAATGTATTTAATTATTCCGGCGGTATTATCACCGATCCAGGCAGCGGTCACGTACTTGACGACGATGCGCTAACTAGTGCCAAAGCAGTAAACGATTTAATTACATATAGACTAACCGATGGTGTTTCAGTGTTAACCGATGGCAACACATTTGTACGCCCAGAGGATTTTGACACTTCGAGCTCGCCGAGTTTGATTCGCTTTGTAGTTGATTCTAACACTCGTGTTTTAATGTACGACGATCGTACTGAAATCGAAGATGTCAAAATTGAAGATAACGAAATTGCCCCAACAGCAACAAACGGAAATTTAGCACTTAGTGCAAACGGTACTGGGTCTATAACTACTGCTTACCCAATAAGCTTAGCAGAAATTACTGATCCAGCAGCACCAGCAGATGGTACAAAGATATACTCTAAAGCAGAAGACGTAGGCGGCACTGGTGTTTATTTCATTAATGACAATAGTAGCACTGGCGAACTAATAAGTAAAGATAAAGCATTGCTATTCGCAATGTTGTTTTAAGGAAACAAAATGGCAATCGCAACTAACCAACTAACTGTAGCACAACTTGACGCAATTACAGTGCCAGCTGGCAAGAAGTATGCAATACTGAACATTAGTGTTTGTAACAATTCGGGCACTCAAGAAACATTTGATCTACACTTTATACCAAGTGGTGACAGCTTGAGTACAAGTGTAAACAGAATCGGAAATGCAATACCAGTAGACGGCACCGACACGTTTGTTTGGGACTTTAGCCGTGTTATTCTTGACGCAGGTGACAAAGTAAGCTTTACTGCTTCGAATACTACACTATCGGCTATTGTTAGCTACATGGAAGCATAATGAGATACGTTAAGAAACAAAATACTAATCGTGCTGCGGTAAACGGCAAGGGCGTTATCTACGATGTAAACGGACAAGTAGTAATGGATAGTACAGATATGATGCTAGTGCCAAAAGGCACTGATGCTGATGTTACTACTAGCTACACCGAAGGCCACATTCGTTACAACACTGACTCAAATGAGTTTGAATGTTATCAGAATGGCGCACTACGTAAGATGCGCTTTAAAGAACCAACTACAATTACTCAGCAAAGCTTAGGTAACGGCGATGCTACTGAGACTGTGTTTGGACCTTTAGCAAGCGGTGACTCAGATTATCCTGTACCTGCAGCAGCACAGAATGTATTAGTGTTAGTTGAAAACGTTTTTCAGTTAGCTACTACTAACTACACTCTAGAACAAAGTGCCAGTGGTAACTTAACAGGACCAAATTCACCATACGCCGACGGATGGTATATTAAGTTTACTAGCGCACCTGATTTAGGTAAGCCTATTACAGTTTTACATAACTTTGACAAGTAAGGATCGCCATGTCGTTTGGTATGGACACAGATGCAGGGAATATGGTTGTTTACAACATATTACAAAGCATTAAACAAAATAAACTAACAGACCGAGATGCTCTAAAGTTTTTATATGACCATTTAAGTCATCTAAGCGACAGTACATTTTATCGAGAGTCCAACGACAGTCGAGTGAAGCAGTTAGCAATTGAATGGCTCGAACAAGAGAAAATCATTAAGCCACGACTAGCTGAGTTTGTTACTGTTTAATTTAAAATAGAAAAAATTGTTTGTAACTTTTTTCTAATTGTTTTACTACGTAGAGTTTTTACAATACCTTGATGTAACGGCTGCGGCCAATCATTATAACTTGACCAAGCATAACCAGAATGTTCGTCGTTCAGCTTTGGTATGAATTCTTGTTTAACAGTACAAAGATACGTAAAGTAATTAAATTTTTTATCTGTACTAACAAATGTTTCTAACGGAAACGTTTTAACAACATCAATATCGCCTACTTCTTCGTATATTTCACGGTACAGTGCTGGCCCGGGAGCTTCGGCTAACTCGTTAGTGCCGCCTACTAGTCCCCATACATTGTTGTTTTTACTTTGTTTACGAAATAAAAATAAAAATCTTTTAGTGTCTAAAGCGTAAATTAAAGCACCACTACACTTAATACTCATACTAATATATATTTTAGTTGTAGTCTAAGCGCCAGGTTCCTGGAGGATACACGCCATCAAACGCTTTTAACCATTCGCCTTCGTCTGGATTAAATTTATACTGAACATTAGAATTAATATTTGTGGTATAAATTAAAGTGCTGTCCTTTTCTGCTTCGCTAGCATCAAACACCACAACCCATTTAGAACCATCCCATTCGATAATATCACCAGCGTCTGCTACTAAGCTATCGTTACCACTAAGATCCTTCCACGCATCAGGCCCATCATAGCCGGCTGTAGTACTACCGTTAATCGAGCCTAGCGTTAGTACTCGCATATTACTTGCTCTAGCAGTAACAGCATCGAAGTTTTGAGGATTGATAATTTGATCAATCGTAGCTCTGTCACCATGCGGACCCGAAATAACAGTATCACTAGGAAAACTATCCAAGTCAAAGTTAACGTCAAGCACAGTTGGATCGCTTGAGCTCAGTGATAGTGTACCCGAAATCTCATATCCCGTATCTGCTCTTTTTAATTTTATTGTAGTTACATAATCTTTAAATTGGAACGGCAACGCAGTAATATAACCTTCCCAGGATGCCGTAGGCAGGCCTTCTCCTCGGTTCAGTCTAATAGTATTATCTAACACAACAAGACTAGTGCTTTGGTAGTTAACACCAAGCGCAGCATCAGCTACACCAATAGTAGCACCAGAGTTTGTAACTTCTTCAATAACATTACCGTCACCGTCTGTCTTAACAACAGTCTTAGAATCCATGCCCAGTGCTGCTTTATCTTGCCACTGATTAATTTCAGGTCGTGTTACGCCCTTTTCAATACTACCAGTGTCGTCAGTAAATATACTTGTGATAATATTTGTAATAACACCAAGACGCTTAACCTTAGCAGGGGGATTGATAAAGATCGGAGTTTCAAAAGTTAAAGTTGAAATATCAATCTGATCGTCTGTGCCTTGCGGAATAGATTTACTTGACCAGTTGATATTGTTTAGTGTAACAGTAGTCAAACTAGTCCAATCTAAGTAGTTGTCTGTAGTTTGAATTTCTAAACTAGGATTAAACAATATTAACAACTGTTCTAATATTTGTAATTTTTGATCTGTGTTACTTGACCAAACATCAGCATTGAATGTAAGAGTGTACGGAGTTGGCATAAGACGCTCAACTGTATAATTCTTACCTTCAGCTTCTAGATATTCGTTACCTGCGCTATCATAGCGACGTTCTCTAATATGTCGCTTGTCAATAAACATTGGGTCAGCACGACGATTATTATCGATCTGTAAGCCAGTGATGTATGCTGCGATTCGAGGCACGCTTGGCATAGAAGCTTCGCTGTTTTGTGCTATAAGTGCCGCTACTTGCCTTGAAGGGTCGCCGTACGTTACTGGAATCTGCTTTAAAGCACCGTCGCCGTCCTCCCAATAAAAGTTACTTAACATTCGAGTAACTTGTAACAAGTACCTTCTAATCTGATTATCGTAAAAATGCTGTGCCATTATATCTCTCAGTCTGCTTGCGGTCTAAGCGCTTTACTTAGGCTCTGACGTTCTTCAACTGTGTCACCTGCAATAACATCTGTATTTGTGTTGTTAACAAACGAGCCGAGTTGTGTGTTTTTATCGTTAGTGTTAGACAGCGTAACTCTTACATTGTCTTCCATCATTTCCCAACGATCAGTGGTAAATCTAAACAAACGCTGAGGCATGTAATCAGTTCTTAACCAATAGTCGCCATCTTCTGCGTTTGTAGGAAAGTATATGCCTGTACCAAACGGTGTACCGTTAGGCGGAATACCGTCGCCAAGTAAGTAACCTTTGTAACCAGACTTTACAGGACGACGCATTTCGTCAAGTATGCCGTCGTTATTCGAATCTAGTAATTCAATATTACCACTATCGTCTGTTTGTACTGTAAAGAAGTGCGCAGTATCGTAACCGCTAAGCGCAGCATTTAGTTCTGCTTCTTCAACAATAGCATTGTTAATAACAATTTCTGTATCGTAAACAGAGTTACCGTCGCCTACTGTAGTACAGTCGTCGTTTTCAATTGACAGAATATCTTTGTATTCTTGACTATCTGTAATTCTTTTTAGCTTGAGTCTGTACAAGTGCGGGTACCAAGTTTGTGTAAAACCCTGCGACGCTCTTGTAACGTCTTCAACAACGTAATATTTTTTAAGAGCATAATTAGAATCGTTTAGCGCATACTCATCACGCAGCGCTGGCAATTCAATTACATCACCGTTGATAATTTTTCTGTCTAAAGTTTTAACTGTACTTCGAATGTGTACAGTTAACATTAGAGTGTCGTTAGTAAGGAACATGCCAAACTGACTTAGATCAAAATCTAAGTCGCTAACATTGTATACACAACGAATCGTGTAAACATCTTTATCGTAACGTCGGTCACGATTTTCCAAGAACAACATGTCTTGAATAGACGTTGGCGTAAGGTCTGTTTCACCGTTGGCTACTTGCTCATCGGTTAACTCGGTGCCTAAAAGTTTATGCAGATGCATATCAACACCGCCGACGCTAAACATCTCAAAGATCTGTTTGTCTAAGAATTCGTAGTCAGGACCTTTTTCAGGTTTGTATAATGATAGACGAGGAATTGGCTCTCTCCTTTATACTGTATTTATTATTGTATAAATACATTGGAGACACACTAATGGCTGCTACTACAAGACAAGAGATATATGATTACGTTCACACCTTATTAGGTGGCGGAATGATCGACATTGAGTTAGATCCTATTCATTACGAAACTGCTTTGAATAAAGCGTTTAGTAAGTTTAGACAACGTTCTGACAACAGTGTCGAAGAAGCCTATCACTTCATGCCAACAGTGCAGGATCAAAACGAGTATATACTACCTAACGAGATTATTGAAGTTCGTCAAATCTTTAGACGTAGTATTGGTTCACGAAGCGGCGGTGGCGACGGCGGGTCTATGTTTGAGCCGTTTAATATGGCATACACAAATACATACCTAATGAGCGGATCGAATATGGGCGGCTTAGCAACCTACAATTTCTTTACTCAGTACCAAGAACTTGTTGGCCGTATGTTTGGTTCCTTTATTGAATTTAAATGGAACTCTAGTACTAAAAAACTAACAATACTACAGCGTCCTAGAACACAAGAAAAACTATTGCTTATGTGCTATAACTATCGTCCAGACGAAGAATTATTGTCAGACTATCAAGCACAGCAATGGATCAAAGATTATTCTGTTGCTGCGGCAAAGTATATGCTAGGCGAAGCAAGAGAAAAGTTTGCTACTATTGCTGGTCCACAAGGCGGTACAAGTCTTAACGGTAGTCAGCTAAAAGCAGAAGCAACTGCTGATATGGAAAAGCTTGAGAAGGAAGTTTCTACACAAGTAACCGGCGGATACGGTTACGGCTTTACTATTGGTTGACAAATAATTATAATTTGTTAAAATAAAATATGACTTATATCGCACTTGATAAAAATAATCGTATGCTACGTATTGGTTTTGGAAAAAACAAAGGACGTTGGTTCGCAAGAATCGATCTATGGTTTTTTGGAATAAGATGTTGACTTTCTCACTCTAATATAGTATATTATAAGCATGAGCAAATTAAAATTATTAGTCATTGGCCACGGCAGACACGGCAAAGACACTGTCTGCGAAATGCTAAGAGATGAATACAATTATAACTTTATTTCTTCGAGTCAGTTTTGTGCTGATCATTTTATATACAACGACCTAAAAGACAAATACGGGTATACCACAGCTGAAGAGTGTTATGCGGATAGACATAACAGACGTGCTGAATGGTATAATATGATCTCAGACTACAATCTTGAAGATCCGGGGTTACTTGGATCTGAAATCTTTAAACAATACGATATATACTGCGGTCTTCGAAATATTCGAGAATGGCGTAAAATGAAAGCTGACAATACATATGATTTTTGTATTTGGGTAGATCGATCAGCACACTTACCTCCCGAAGATGCGTCGTCTATGAGCTTAACTAAAGATTGTGCCGACTACGTATTAGATAACAATAGCTCCATTGCTGAATTAAAAACTAAACTTAAACAATTGATAGACAGCATAAAACCATGATGATCTAGAAGTTTTTCTTTCTCAAAGTATAAATACATTATACCCACTTAGGAGAGGAAAAACATGGCAGGATTAGTTTCACCAGGCGTTCAGGTCCAAGTAATAGACGAGAGTTTTTACACACCGGCCGAACCTGGCACCATTCCAATGATATTCGTTGCGACTCGTGAAAACAAAGCAAACGCAGCTGGAACAGGTATTGCGCAAGGCACTACATCAGCTAACGCTGGCAAAGCATACTTAATCAGTTCTCAGAGAGAATTAGCTGATTTCTTCGGTGATCCAATTTTTGAAACCGACGAAAACAATAACGCAATTCACGCTGGTGAACTTAACGAGTACGGACTACAGGCAGCATACTCATACTTAGGCGTAAGCAATCGTGCTTACGTAGTAAGAGCTGATGCTGACATGGCCGAGCTAGCACCGACTGAAGAAGCACCTGATGCGTTTCCTCCAAATAATACTGCTTGGTTAGACGTTGAAGATACATTGTTTGGTATACAACAATGGAACGGCGCAGCTAAGACCATCGAAAACGGTCAAACATTTAGCAACAAAGTTCCACTAAACATTTACAAGCAGACTCAAGTTGTTGACTTTGACGGCGCTGACTACACACCAAAAGGATCTATCGGTGCTATTGGTTCTTATGCTGTTGTTACATTAACAAACGTTGTAAGATACTGGTACAAGAACACAAGCGGTACTTGGGTTGA